TATATGGAACGCATAAAAAGAATTTTAAGAATTAAGGTAAAATCAAAGGAAACCGCTACCGCCGTTCCACAACTTGAACGCGCAATGATTTCAAAAACAGAAAAGAGACAAAGTGGCGATCGTTAACGGTTACACAACACTCAACGATGTAAAACAGGCTTTGAACATTGAAGATTCAATGGATAACGCTGCAATTGAAGTGGCTATTGCAACTGCCAGCCGAATGATTGACGATTACACTGGCCGTTTCTTTTACAAAGATGGCACCGCTTTGGCACCTGCCACCCGTTATTACACACCAACGGATTACTGGATTTTGCCAACTGATGACTTTGTGAGCATCAGCGAAATTGCAACAGATGATAATTTTGATCGCTTGTATGGCACTGTATGGACTGCTAGCGATTCAATGTTTGAACCAGTTAACAATCCTTCACGCGGTTGGCCAATGACACGAATCTTGGCAGTTGGTTCCTATGTTTTCCCGTGGAACTTGCCACAATCAGTACGCGTTAAGGGCATCTTTGGATGGTCAGCCGTACCCGCTGAAGTCAATAGCGCAGCTCAAATTCAGGCATCTCGCCTGTTCTTGCGCCGCCAGTCACCATTTGGTATTGCAGGCTCAACCGATATTGGAACAGTGCGCTTGGCTGCCAAACTGGATGCCGATGTAGAGGCTTTATTGCGCCCTCTGCGCCGCAATAACGGGTTGGCTAAGTAATGCTACCAAGTCAGGTTAGAGATGGCTTAAAAGCCAACCTAGAGGCGATTAAGGGTATGCGTGTGTACGAGTTAGTGCCTACCGTACCTGTTGCCCCTGCCGCCATTGTCGGCCAACTTGATTTCACCTTTGATTTGAACAATGCCCGTGGTCTTGACCAGGCAAACCTAGATGTTGTTGTTTTGGTTCAGCGCTTTACAGAGCGTACTGGCCAAAACGATCTTGATAAGTACCTTGCAGGCAGCGGGGATTACTCAATCAAGGCAGCAATTGAATCTGATCTAACTCTTGGCGGTGCCTGTAACACTTTGCGTGTTACATCGGCAGAGGCTGGCGAATATGTTGCTGGCGATATCGTCTTTCTTTCATACCGTTACCGTCTCACCGTTTGGGGATAAGGAGAAAAATGAGCTACACAGTTACCTCGGACAATTTCGAGGCGAAGAAAAAGGGTGACACCATCACCGAAAAAGAATTGCTTGATCTAGGACTAAATGCAGATGCCCTAGTTGCAGGCGAACATCTAAAGAAATCAGCACCAACTAAACCAGCAACAGTAGAGGAAACAAAATAATGGCGCGTATTGTCCTAACAGATGCAAAAATCACAATCAATGGCGTAAATCTTAGCGACCATATTACGAGCGTTTCATTGAGTACCAGCGATGATGTTGTTGACACTTCAGCATTTGGTACAGGCGGTGCGCGTACCCGTGTTGCTGGCCTTGCTGATAACTCAGTAACTCTTGAATTTGCTCAAGATTATGCAGCAGCAAATGTTGAAGCAACAATTTATCCTTTGCTTGGAACAACAACAACAGTAGTTGTATCACCAACATCAACAAGCCCAGGAACTGCAACAAACCCAAGTTACACATTCTCAGCACTTGTTTCAGAGTGGCAACCACTATCAGGTGCAGTTGGAGAACTTGCAACGGCTTCAGTTACTTGGCCAATTTCAGGTGTAATTACAAAGGCGGCGGTATAAATGGCACGCATAGTTTTAACTGATGCAAACATCTTGTTTGCAAGCAACGATATTAGCCAATATGTGACTTCAGTAAGTCTAAGCACAAGTTACGATGTTATTGACACCACGGGCATTTCAACTACTGGTGCTGCTCGTACTCGCGTTGCAGGTCTTGCCGACAACTCAATTACTCTTGAGTTCAATCAGGATTTTGCAGACAATGCACTTGAAGAACTAATCAATGGCACTAATACAACAAACGGAACTGTTGGCTTAGTGGTAGCGATGCAGGTAAAGCCTACATCTGCTGCAACAAGTGCAAGCAATCCAAAATATACATTCTCAGCTTTGGTTTCTGAATGGCAGCCACTATCAGGGGCAGTTGGCGAATTGGCAACTGCATCAGTTACTTGGCCAATCTCAGGACCTATCGCAAAAGCAATTTCATAATCTACTAAGGGGGAAAAGATGGATGGATTAGCAGTTAAAGTAAAAACAACAGATGGTGTTGAGGCGGTTTACAAGTTAACCCCACGCATTATTGTTGCATTTGAACAACAGTTTGGTGCAGGTATGCCCAAGTTGCTAGGGGAGCAACAGAAAATTGAACACATTTATTGGCTTGCTTGGAAAGCCTTGCAGGTTAATGGACTTGCACCTAAACTTTTCGGACCAGACTTTTTAGACACTTTGGTAAGTGCCGAATTGGATGTTGATAGTTCTTTCGAATCCACCGCAACAGCCTAACTTATACGGTTGCTGCGGTGGCCTGCGAAACTGGCATTAGTCCGATTGATCTACTAGATGCCCCTGAAGGTATTTTTGAGGCAATGACGATTTATCTAAAGGAACGAGCTAAAGACAATGGCTGATGAAGTAATTGTTCTTACTGGTATCAAAGAAACAATTGATAACTTAAAAGAGTTTGATAAAGATGCCGTTAAGCGCTTCAATAAAGTTATCAATACTGAACTTGCTGGCGCAGAGCGTGATGCCAAAGGTCTAATTACTGAAGAACCGCCGATGAGTGGCTGGCGCAAAGCCGATGCCACAAAAGGTAGAACTCGCGGTGGTGCGGGTTGGCCAGGGTGGAACGCTGGCGAGATTAAGTCAAAGATTACTAAGTCAAAAGCACAAGGCAAAGTCAGAGGCGATTACACAACAAGTGCTGGTGCTTTGCTCAATAAATCTGCAGCAGGTTCAATCTTTGAAGTTGCAGGAAAGAAAACTAAACCAGGTTTAGGTGGCGGTTCAAGTGGCCAATTTCTGCGCACACTTGGCAACAGATTTGGTAAGGCTTCGCGTGTAGTATGGCGCGTTGTAGATAAAGACAGAGCAAAGATTGAAGCAAATGTAGCGCGTGCTTTAGATGATGCTAAAGCCGAACTACAGAAACATTTGAACAGAGAGCGAGACTAACAATGGCAGTTGGCGCAGTTGTAGCCCGCATCCTCACCCAATATTCTGACAAAGGTTCAAAGGCTGCTCAAAAAGACATTAACAAACTTGGTAAAAAGTTTGATGACTTTGCAAAGAAATCAGCAAGAGCATTTGGTGTAGCCGCTGCAGCATCTGCAGCCTTTGCCATCAAGATTGGCAAAGATTCAGTTCAAGCCGCAATTGCAGATCAAAAATCTCAGGTTTTGCTTGCTAACTCTTTGCGTAACACAGTTGGCGCAACAGATAGCGCTATTGCAGGTGTTGAAAGCTACATAACTTCGCTACAAAAGCAATTCTCTGTTGTAGATGACGATTTGCGCCCTGCATTGGGTCGGTTGACGGCTGCCACTGGGTCATTGAGTACCGCCCAAGCATTACTAGATACCGCACTCAATGTAAGCGCCTCATCAGGTGCTGACCTTTTAAGTGCAACCGATGCGATTATTAAAGCATCAGCGGGGCAGTTTAGAGCGTTAAAGAAACTTGTACCAGGTTTGAGCAATGCAACTGTAAAGTCTAAGGATTTTGCAGCAGCTCTTGAAGAAGTCAACAAGCAAACCGCAGGGGCGGCAGCAACCCGCGCCAATACTCTTGAATTTCGCTTAAAGGGCTTACAGATTGCTTTTGGCGAGGTGCTTGAAACTCTTGGTTATGCACTTTTGCCAGTTATGGAAAAGTTTGCAAGGGTTTTGGCTACCGATCTTTTACCTAAATTTGAAGCATTTGTTAACTTGAACAAAGATAAATTTGCAATAGGTCTTGAAAAGGCCGCTCAATTGATGCTTAACCTTTTCACCGCTGCGGTTGCGTTTGGCGATTGGGTGGCTAACAACACCTCAACAATCAAAACTCTTGCAGTCATTCTTGCAACTATGTGGGCAACTTCAAAGGTGTATAACTTTGCTAAGGCCGTTGGCGCAGTTACTTTGGCGTTTAAGGGTATGCAGATTGCAGCATTGGGTGGCACCGCCGCTGGCGCTGCAGGGGCAGTAGGTGGCACCGCTGCTGCTGCCGCTGGTGCAATTCCAATTGCAATTGCAGCAGGCATTGGCTTACTCACACTTGGACTTTCAAAGATCAGCCCAGGGGAAAAGGCACGCGCAAAGGCAAGAACTGCAGCAGGTGTTATGGGTTCCAACCTGCCAATGTCACCATCTGCATTAGATGTTATGAATGGCGTTAAAGGTTCAGGGGCAACTGGCGGTAGCAGTTCAGGCAACGCGCTTCAAGCATTTTTAGATGCCCTCAATAAGAACACAACGGCAGTTAAGAAAAACACAAAGACTGCATTTGACATTGCAACAGAAAATGCAATGAAGGAACTTGCCGCCCGCCAAAAGGCGCTTTCAGGTTCAGCTTCAATTGCAATCGGCGGTGGCGGCAAAGTTTATGGTACCCGCAATGACTCTGGCAAGATTCAAGTAAATGTAAATGCAGGCAATGTAATTGGTTCAGCCGATGCACTTATTGAGGCAGTTCAAACAGGGTTACAGACTGCAAACCGCCGTAATGGTGGCGGTGGTGGCCGCTACGGAGATCGTGACGGCGACGTGCTTCGTGCCGCCCGTGACGTTCGACGCCGACGTGATGGTGCCCGACGTGAGCGCGTAGGGGTCGGAGAAGTTGGCGACGAGCTTCGACGCCGCCGACACCTCGAGGCTGAAGTACACGCCCGCCGAGTCGACGACGCGGGCGATGGTCTGCACCGCCGCGGTCGAGGTGTTGACGAACGCCTCGAGCGTGACCGCGAACCGCAGCGGGAACTCCGCGCTGATCTCGGAGTAACTGCTGCCCGCGAGGTAGAGCCCCTGCGTGGTCGACGCCGGCGCGAACACTGCCGCCGACAACTGGTCGTAGCCGGGGCCGGTGCCCGTGCCGAACGTGAGCGTGCCACCGGAGCCGCGCTGCGTGGCGGTGAGGATGGGGGCCGTCGAGGTCTTGGCGATCGACCCCGCGGTGGTGGCGCCTTCCTCCTCCGACAGCGGGTAGTAGGCGGCGGGCTCGTCGGCCAGCACCTCCTCCTCGAGCATGGAGGCGAGCAGGTTCGTGTCGCCGAGAAGGCGGGTGATGTCCGACGCCTCGACGACGGTGCGCCCGCCGTTGTCGTCGAACACTGGGTCAAGGCTGGTGATGACGCCGTCGAACCGCCCGTAGATCGGCGGCGCGCTCGTCGTGAACGTCACGGGCAGCGCGCCCTCGTCGAGCTGCACTGCGTCGACCACGACGGTCTGACCCGCGGTGGTGGCGCCGGCGGACTTGATGACGAACGCGTGCGAGTTGCCGGTCGGGGTGAACGTCACGGCGATGCGCTGGAAGGAACCCGTCGTGGACGACGTCTTGGAGAAGCCCGAAGGTGCAGCGGTGGAGAACGCGCCGTATCCCTCGTCGATGGTCACGGCGGGGTTCGTCGCGGGCACGCGGACGTAGGCGCTCAGGGTGTACTGGCGCCCCGACACCATGCCGGTCAGGAGCAGCGAGCAGGCCGCAGCGCCCGACGCGGCGGTGGGCCACGTCACGAGCAGTGCGCGGGTGCCGGTGTGCGCGAACGTGACCGTGTTCGCCAGCGTGACCGCCGTGTACAGGAACGGTGCAGCGGACCATGTGCCGATCGTTGCGCCCTCGAACGACGCGTCCTCAGCCGACAACAGGTTCCCCGCCGCCGAGCCGGTGCGGACCCGCAGGCGGATGCGCTTGCCGAGCGTCACGTCGGGGTACAGCGACGACGACGTGCGCGCCGGGGTGTACTCGCCGTCGTCGTTGGACAGCGTCAGGGTCATGTTCCCTGGTGACACGGTGCTCGACTCGTCGGAGCGACCACGCGACCACGAGATCCCCGCAGCCATGTCCACGTCGGACGTGACGTCAGCCCACGCCGGGGACGCCGACAGGGGGTTGTCGGTCGTCCACGCAACCTCCACCCGCGGCGACGAGTGCGACGTGAGCGCCATGAGTTAGCCCAATCCGAGAGGTCGGCGGATGGAGTTGCGGTAGTCGACGAGGGTTTCGGCGATGACCTTGCCGTTGGGGAGGACGAGCTGCACGACGGTCGGCCCGCCACCGCGCTCGTGCTTGCGGACGTCGTACGGCACGATCGTTTCCGGCCCGCCCTCGCCGGCCATCACAAGCGTCGGGCTGGTGATGATGCCGCCCTTGGCGAGCATGGGGATGTTCGGCGTGTTCAGCGTCATGCCGCCGACGTCACCGATGCCGGGGATCGACACCGACGGCAGCGAGAAGGACAGGTTGTTCCAACGACCGATGATCCAGTTGATCGCACCGCGGAACGCGTTTTTGATGCCGTCCCACATGCCCGACGCCGCCGACGAGATCTTCGCGGGAAGCCCCTTGACGAACGTGACGAGCGCAGAGAACTTCGCCCGGATGCCCTCGACGACCTCGCGCACCTTCGTCGCGATCTGGCTGATCTTGCCGATCCACGCTGCGATCGCCGGGACCAACTTGCCGATGATCCACGACACCGCCACGGCGACAAGGCCGATCAGGATGCCGACGAACTTCAGCCATGCCTGGATGTACGGCAGCGCCTTCTGGA